GATTATGGATCAAGCTGGCAACCTATTGGTACGTAAGCACCACGACTACGGCCCAAAGAACATTGCTCATTCACCAGGTGGACCACTTAATGGTCTGCGTGTACGTATGTGGGACAAGATAGCTCGCATCAATAACTTACTTGACTCAGGCGTTGAACCTAGCAACGAGTCATTGCGTGATTCATTCTTAGACTTACTTAACTACTCAGCTATTGCAATGATGGTACTTGATGGCAAGTGGCCAGAAGTACGGGATGATGTCTGAGTTACATAAATCTATCTATGACATAGCACCTAGTGTTGCAAGTGCAATAGCACGTCGCTTCCGTGGCTATGTAGAACGAGATGATGTACTGCAAGAGTGTCTTGCTTGGGCATTAACACGTGGCAGACAGTTCGATGAGATGCTTAACGAACCCAATGCAGTTCAACGTGTCATCAATGAGAAGCGTATTGCTTGGCAGATGAAGCGTACTGCTGAGCGTTATGCTCGCAAAGAGAAGGCATCTAAGTCTGGCTATCGAACAGGTGATGAAGCCTTCTACGATACAGCTATGATTGCACAGGTCCTGCCTCACGTGATTGCATCTATTGTTGATGACACAGTATTAGAGCAGGCTCAGAACCTTATCAACGATGGTTCACCTAAGAAGCCTAGCGTTCCAGCAGAAGGCGGCAACCTGCTTGCTACCTTGATAGATGTCAAGCGTTCCTATCTGAAGCTAGAAGTAGAAGACCAGACCATACTTCGTATGCGTTACCACGAAGGACTTACCTTACAACAAGTAGCAGACCTATTAGAGTGTGCAGTATCTACTGCAGATCGTAGATGCACCAGCGCATTACGCAAGGTGCAGAATGGTTTGGGTGGTGACAACCCGTGGCAATGAAAGAGATTGATTTATTTGAGTATCTAAGGGAGAACCTATACCCAGACCTTACCAAGTCTGAGGGTATCTATGACTCCTTTGATTGCATTAGTGTTATGGCTGGTCACTACATAGAACTCAAGTGTAGACATACACACTATCCAACGCTATTGATTGAAGAGATGAAGTATCGCAAGCTGATAACGCAGGCAGCAGAGAGGGATCTCATTCCCTTCTACATTAACTCGACTCCAGAAGGAGTCTTTTCTTTTGACCTAATGGATGTTGCAGAACCTGAATGGTTTAGTCATTGGATGCCAGCGACAACTGAGTTCGCACGTTCTAACAAGGTCAGTAAGTTAGTAGGTTATCTACCTATCGAAGAGGCGGTCAAGCTCTGATGCAGTATGACTATCGTTGCCCTGACTGCAATGCAGTGCTAACTGTTGAGCGCAGTATCCACGAAGACCCACGTGAACCATCCTGCTTTGATTGCCATATAACAATGATCCGTAAATGGGATTCACCTAGTATTACCTTTAAGGGTAAAGGCTTTTATTCCACTGATTACAAAAAGTAGAACCACACTGGAAGGCAAGTAACAGTGTGGTTCTACTGGGCCGAATGAAGAGGCTAGATTATTATAACACACTTTCTATGGCTGAAAGTATTTCAACACTTAAATCATATGGCACTTTGGATCTATCTTTTGCACCATTTATTCCTTGGGTTCCAGTTCTAGCGCCACGTGGAGCAGCTTCGTGGCAAGGCATACCATTCTTGCAAGCTGGTCTGGCTATCCAATTAGTTACATATCCCCATAAGTCTGTTGGTTTCATACGACTATCACCATATTGGCAATATGTAACCGTTCTTCTAGGTAAGTCTGCCACAACTGGTAATTTACGAAGCATTCCTCTAGGGTTCTCAATAAGATAACCGTATGTAGGATTAAGTTTAGATATTAAATCCTTAGTATGGGCTACTAATTCCTGGCTTAATTTAGCTGATTCTGTTTTAGGTATAGGATTCTTCCCACCTTGCGCCCAATGGTGTCCGATAGAAGCAACACTGAAAGATGTACAAGGGGGACTAGCCCAGATAAAGTCTGGCTTTCCGTATTTGTTAATTAAATAGTCAGGTGTAAGTTGTAAGACATCTCGCTCATTAGCTTCAAAGTATTCATCCAACTCAACCTTTATGACTGTATGACCAGCATCTTCAAATGCTTTGGTACTCGATCCAGTACCTGAAAAGAAATCATAGACAATCATTTTATGAAAAGTACCCAGTGAGTACCCATACGTTTGCCCGAAGGATGTCCCAGTACTGGCTTATGAGGTGTGAGCTTAAGTATTTCCCTTAAAGGGACAGACACTTCACTCCATTTAAAAATCAAAGTACCATCAGATTTTAGTACTCTAAAGCACTCAGAAAATCCTTTACTTAAATCTTCTTGCCAGCTCTCCCTATCTAATGACCCATACTTTTTTATAAAATCTGACCCATTAGTAAGGTTAAACCTATGTGGTGGGTCGAAGACTACGCATTGGAAGGACTCATCAGGATAAGGTATGGATCGAAAGTCCATAACTTCATCAGGTTCTATGTGAATAGTCTGATTATTGGTAAGCAAGTGAGTTTCTTTCTCACGAATATCACCAAAGAGTACACGTGAGTCTTTCTTATCAAAGTAAAAAGACCTCGTTGATGAAGCTGGGTCGAGTACGAGTTTCACTCAATACCAGCCTCGTCTGTCTGAGTGGGCAAGAGCGCGACACGCACTGCCTCGATAGCGGTGTTCAAGGTATCGTATACCGTGAAGGATTTGTAATTCAGGTTCTCGACGACGTTCTCTAAGGAGTTGAGCAATTCCAAAAGCTGTTGATTTTGGGTTGTCTGCGAGGTGGTCAAGCCTGCTCTCACGGGTCCATAGGGTGATAAGACATTTGGTTTCACGCTTGGTGTATCCGAGTGCTCGTGAGTAACTAACGATAAGTGCCTTGTTCTCACGCTTCTCCTCCATCGTTGCCTTGGTTCGGATCGGCTTGGGTGAAGGTAATTCCCCTAGCTTTTGCACGTGCAGTAATACGAGGGCTGACAGTAGTACCGTTAAGATCAATCCACGCTTTGCCTTCTTGCTCATCACTCACCTTTTCCTTCTCCAGCAATTCTTTGTATGCCTCTGGGTAGGCTTGCGCCAGTTTCACCAGAGCTCGATCTCTTGCTCGTCGATAGTTGCGGTAATAGACGGCTTGCTTTGCGGCACTCGCCAGTCTCTTCTCATTTTCCATTAATCCTATCCTCCCACACAATTAGCACGTATGCCACTAGCATTACGCCTAAGAGTCCTAAGAAATAACTCACTGATTCACCGCCAATACTGCGTAGACCAGCTTGGTAATGTCGATAGGTTGACCTACAAGGTGAGCATCTTCATCGTCACTCTCCCAACCCGACACAAGGATTCTACAATTTACAGGGCTATTGCGTAGGTAGCGGATAGCTTCGTGCGTATCGTTGCCACCCCAAATCGCCTCGCCCTTCTCATCTACCACTTCGTATAGGTTGATAAGCGGAGATACGCGAGGGTGGAATGCTATTACTTCACTCATTCTCCCCCTGCCCTTCTATATTCTCTTTGATTACATCGTTGATAGTCTTCTCTATAACTGGCGTATCTGATGATAGCGAGATCTTAGATAGTGCTTCACCTAACGCCGTTCGCCAGTTACTTGCTTCTCCAGATGCCAGTTGGGTAGGTTCACCACCACTAAAATCGAATAGCTCTACCTTGTTCCACTTCTGTCCTGCCTGTACCACCACTGTAATAACGTGGGTAGTTATATCTTCACTCATACTAATACCTCCATCTTATCGGCACAGGATAGGCAGACTGGATAGTCAAACCTGTGGTTGAAATCATCATCATTAGTAAAGTTTTCTAGGCATACTTCACAATAGGTTTTCTCACTCATTAGATAGCTCCTCTATGTATCTCTCTACTGCCTCAGCTTTATGGTACTCAGCATCATAGTCAAAGTTATCTTTGGCTATATGTAATGCTTCTATTAACAACTCATTACTAATCATTACCACACCAACCTCTCCTCTAGTGTCCAGTTTAACGCCTTTAGCCATATCTGTAACTCATCTACCGATAGGTAGGTAAAGTCCTTGTTGGCTAATTCATTTTCGATAAATCTTATTTCATACTTAATATCATCTATTGTTTTCATTGCCAAACCCTTCCACTCTCGATAATGCGTAGACCATACGCTCTAGGTTACGCATAGCTCCTGTGCTATTGGCGTTTAGTAACTGATCCATAGCAACCTTCTCGCATAGTTGCGCCTTGGCTTGCCAGTATTCTTTAGTCGGTTCACTCATTTTCTCTCTCCTAATCGTTGTAACATTTGTCGCATAGATTTATTAAGCCTTCTCGCATAAGCGCAGCGTGTGTAGCTACTGCGCCCTCATCACAATTCGTACAGGTATTCATTACTCGCCTTCTTTCCACTCTAGTTGTAGTACTGCGTTCATAAAGGATACACGTGGGGTATTGCCCCACCCCTCACCTAATAGTTCATTATCTGTATCGGGATCATAGAGAGAGCAGCGATACTCCTTGCCCTCTCCCTCGCTTACATCATCTATCTGTACTCGTAGTGACCAGTCCTCTACCACGTTTAATATATCGTTCATATTCTTCCCTCTCTCTTCATCTCTTTTATCTTATTTATTAGGATACTTTCGCACTTAGCGCACGTATCAGACTCATACTCTGAGTGGTCGAACTCATCACCGCACACGTCGCACACCGCACCAATATAAGTACTATCGAATAGTGGGTCTATGTTGAAATTAGGCTCGCTCATATGCTCACCCCGTTCAATAGCTCTAGAGCAGAGGTAAGAGTCTCGGTTATCTCCTCTTCTCTGCCATTAAACTCACCATCTCCTAAGTAACCGTGCTCCCATTGTGTTGTCTCTGTGTTATAGATAGTGCCATTAGGAAAGAATTGCTCTTCCGATTCATAGTCTATCTCCCACCCTTCTCCCTCTTTATAGACGATTACGTACGTATATTCTTTACTCATTACTTGCCCTCTTTCCCTAAATTGTAAGCTCGCTGGCAGTTGTCGCAATAACCTAACTCACTTAATTCTGCTACCTCGTAGGCGCAGTTATTACATAGCGGATCTATCATTACTCACCCTCTCCATCTTGCCTTGTGAGGTGGTCTACCTCTCGCACTCACCCTCTCCCCCTACCGAAAGGAGAGAGTAAGCGCGGGTGGCGTACCACTTACCGTACTATACCTTATTGAATCGTATAGTTAAGTCTCTTACACGAATCTCTAAAGCTCTCTTTCGCTTGCTTAGTGGTGTAGCCGTAATAGGTGGCACTCTCTAGCCACTTAACGCCCTCCCACTCTACTAACGCAGACACAATTAGCGCCCCACTATGGCGCACTCTTTCAATAGTCACTTGCCCGCCCTCACTCTCTTATGGTTAGCCCGCGTACACTTGCCGCACACCCGATAAAGGGTAAACGCAGTCAATAGGTCTAGCACTTGCCCGCACTGCTCGCACTTACTATTCATTACTTGCCTCCACTGCCTTAGCTCTGCCGTTAGTAGCAGATTACCCCCTCCCGCCATAAGCGGGAGAGGATAATACGTCACTAACTAGTCCACGTATCGCATAGGCATAAGTAACGCTCTCCACGTGATCTTATCGCCCGTAATGCGTACACGCATAGGCTTATTCTCGCCCGTAAAGTAGATCTTAATAGCGTTACCCTTACCCGCTATCTTGCCGTAATCTGCCATAAACGCGGGGTTAAACGCCATACCCTCCACTGCTACGGGGTCACCCTCTGCCTTAGTGAATAGATCACTAAACGCGGGATAGTTATTATCTAATAGGGTAAAGGTAATCGCGTCACCTAATGCGCTAATGGTAAGAGCGTCACCTAATCGGGTAAAGCTAATTAAGTGTCCCTTATGCGCCTTTAGTAAAGTGATTAGGCGCTTAGTATCCTCTAGCGATATAAGCGCGGGATCTAATTGCCCGTCTAGTGTGCGGATACTGCCCTCTATGAGACGGTATCTATCGGTAGCGCGGGCAATAAATAACCCGCCCCCGCCCTCTACCTGTACCGCGTTAAGCCCCGCTAACCCTTTATCCTTACAAGAGTGAGTACTCACCCCCTCCAATAGCTCTAGCAATAAAGCGCCCTCTAGCTCTAAATTGTTAAGCCCTATCTTCTCTTGCTCTAGCGTGTCCATACTTGCCCTCTCTCTTAGTCTCTGCCTAGTAGCAGACTGCCCCCGCCCGCCCGTAAGCGGGCGAGAGCCGTACACCTCTAGATCTTTACGCACTCACTTAGTGAGCCGATACAGTAGCCCGTAGGCGTGTACCATACTTGACCGCTTAGCCATACGATTAGAGCTATCCCCGCGAATATAGCTATTGCCCGCACTATACGCCCGCGCCGTGTAAGTCTCATAAGCTCGCCCCTTCTAGATCGCTCTCCACGTCATTACACGCCTCGTTAAATAGGTCACTGTAATAAAGGTAAAGGTCTAAGGTCATAAGGTTAATTATGTTTATCTCTTCGCCCGCGCCTAACTCTGCCGCCCCGCGATTATCGTACTCACTAGGCATAGACTGCCACTCTTCTACTATGCGGTTATTATAAATTGGAAGATAGCCGTCCACCCATTCCCCGCTATTATCGCGTAGCTCTTCAAGCTCTGCGCCGTTAGCTATCTCGCGCTTAATCTCTTCTATCATATCCTTTAGAGTGCTCACTAGTTATTCTCCTTATTCTTTAGTCTAATCTTTAAAGTGTAGGCGTGTATCTCTTTCCAATTAGATATTTTATTCTCGGCAATTATTCTCTTGTTATTCTCTACTATCTCGCTAGGTGTTAGGTGCTTATCCATTACTTTATCCTTATCTCTCGGTAGGTTAGAGCTTGCGCCCTATGCCGTACTATACCGTACTATACCGTAATGAATAGGTGAGTCAATACCATTTAGCAACTATCTTTAGCCCCGTGTCGCGGGGTCTAATTCACTAGATCCGAGAAGATAGCCCGAGCCGATAGGCGAGAGGGTTAGGTCTATCGGCTACGGGGTGAGAGGGTTAGAGGGTAGAGCGGGCGAGAGCTGCGAAAGGGTAGAGCTGCGGGGTTATCGGTTAGAGCTTGCGGGCATTTATTAAATTACAGGATAGAGAATACAGGGGGAGAGGGTAGCCGAGAGGGTAGCCTACCCCGCGGGAATTGCTATACGGTACGGCAGCAGCGCAGCAGCGCAGCTTAGCAGCGTAGCTGCTACCGTTACGGCGAGAAGACCCCTAGGTGTTAAGTTTAGTGCGTGTGTATAGTATGTACCCTCTACAGATATATTTCCTAAAGTGAATCAGATCACTTATTAATGTCCTAGTTTGTACCGATATTAAAGTGACCTTAGTCACTTTCCATAAATACTTTATACCATAGGCAGGAAATGAAGTTTTTTTCCTGCCTTATATACAGTAGGGGCGGTAGTTATGATAGCCCCGTACCGACTCGCTACGGTTACCCTACGCGAGTCCCTAGGACGAGCCCTGACTTACCCCTCGCTACGCTGTAGCTTGCTCGGGAGTTACCGTATCTAATGTCGTGCCAAGCACGACTTTTAATCGGGTGTAGTCTACCTATAACCCAATGAGATTGTAGGAGACTAATGGCTGAGAACTCAGCAGATATAGCAAAGCGAATCATCTTAGGATGTGTAGCTGAGGGTATGACCATTGAGCAAGCCTGCCTCTCGGCAGGCAAGTCTATGAAGACATACGAGTACTACAGACGTACTGACAAGATCTTTACAGACAAGATTGATAGAACTCGCCTTGGGCTAAAGGATAAGCAATTCGCCGCAGGCGATGTCCACGACATCTCATTTGCCGAGTTCCGCCAACGCTTTCTCAACTCCAAGACCTTCCCCCACCAGCAGAACCTAGTGGATATGATCGAAGGCAACGAGCCTTCCTGGTTACACCCATCTATGAAATACGAACAAGGTCTAGCCAATAACCGTATTCTTATTAACATTCCGCCAAACCACGCCAAGTCCATCACAATCACAGTGGACTACGTAACCTGGCAGGTAGCCCGTAATCCTAACTTTCGTGTGCTGATTGTTTCCCAAACTCAGCAACTAGCCGCCGACTTTCTCTACGCCATCAAGCAGCGTTTGACTCACCCAATGTATGAGAACCTTCAAAATGCTTATGCTGCTGGCGTAGGGTTTAACTCTAAG